CAAGCGGGGTAAGTCCCCGGCAAATTTCTACGACAGAATCGCCGAAATGCTCGGTAAGGCGGCTATTCCGCAGACGATCACAGTCGAGGCCGAGGGAGTTTCGCCCGAAACATTCTCGGCAGCAGGAATCACGAAACGCGAACTGTATGCCACCGTCGCAATGGCAAGCCTTGCGCACGCTGTCATAACAACCCCACCCGTCGGAGGCGGCAGGCTTCGTTCAGACTGGGCGCGGCGCGTGGCTGCACAGGCCGCAGAGCTGGCCTACTACCTCGACGAAGCACTCGGCGAGATCGAACGAAACGGCGAACCCGCAAAAGATTCAAGACGATGAAAATTCTGTATTTGCCACTCAAAAAGGAGTGGTACGAAATGATCGAGCGGGGCGATAAGCGCGAAGAGTACCGCGAAAATACCCGTTACTGGAAAACGCGGCTTATCGACACGGTAATATACGACGAGGGGGACGAGGAGACCGAAAGCCCGGTATTTATATTCTTCAAAGACTACGACGCAGTTTGTTTTTCCTACGGCTACACCCGCCGCCGGATGCTGTGGGAGTGCAAAGGCATTGATTTTGGCCGAGGTCGCCCGGAATGGGGTGCACCCGATCACAAAACATTTATCATCAAACTTGGAAACCGCCTGAACGATGAGAGATTACAGTAAAGATTTCGCCGAATGGCGAAAATGGCGCGACGAAAAAGGGTTGCCGCCTATCTACGACAACCCGGCCGACGCGGGTATCGAAACGGATTTCCGGGTCGGGCAGCAAGTGTCGTTCACGAACGAATACGGCGTGCGGTTCGAACCGCACGTGATAATGGGATTCTGCAAACCGGAGCTTTCGGGCCGGTGCGTCTACCTCGACTACGACTGCTACTGGTTCCCGACGGAACTCAAATCGTTAAAACCCTATCGGAAATGATGTCCCAGCCGACTTACATAGCCTCGTGTTCGTTTGGCAAGGATAGTATCGCAACAATTCTCCTTGCCCTCGAACATGACGAACCACTCGACCGGGTGGTATTCTCGGAAGTGATGTTTGATCACGCACGCAACATCAGCGGAGAGATTCCGGAGCACATCGGGTGGATATACGACACAGCTATCCCGAAGCTGCACGACATGGGCATCCACGTCGACGTGGTACGCGCCGAACGGGACTACTGCTATTTTTTCGCAAATGCCGTCGGGGGGGGGAGAATGCAGGAAAGATTTACGGGTTCCCGCTCGGCGGCAAATGCTTCATAAACCGGGATTGCAAAGTCGCGCCCATACGAAAATACCTCGCCGAAATTGCTGGCGGTCCCCTGCGTGCCAAAACGAATATCGTGCAGTACATCGGTATCGCCGCAGACGAACCGCGTCGACTTGCAAAACTCACAGAGAACAAAATATCGCTCTTGGCGAAATATGGCTACACCGAGCAGATGGCGAAACAACTTTGCGCCGCTCACGGGCTACTGTCGCCGATCTACACGACCGGGACGCGCGGCGGATGCTGGTTCTGCCCGAACTGCAAAATACAGCATTTCGTCAACCTGCGACGCAATCATCCCGAACTATGGGCAGAATTGGTCGAGTTGAGCCATACGCCGAACTTGTGCAGCTACGGATTCAAATACGGCCTTACCGTGCAGGAGGTCGAAAAACGGATGAATGCAGAAGAACAACAGCTAAAACTTTTTTAATCACAACTTTCCATGAAAGACATTCATCACACCTGCCGATGCACCGGGCAACAGTTTACGTTCAAAGAGTGGTGCGCGTGGATTAAAAGCCACGAAAAAGCCCGACAGGATAGCAGTGAATTCGTGGTGTTATCGCATAATGGTTTCGATTTCAACATTCACGACGTATGCCTAACGCCTAACAGACCTGTCCGGTTATTCAACACCCATTGTGTCGTGGAGGTTAAAACGGCGCAGTCGCCAACCGGACGCTGGGATTATGGGCTGGATGTCAACTTGCACAATTCGGGCCATTACGTCGGGGTCGGATTCGTCGATGATGTGCAAAAGGGATACCCAACGGAGGCCGCCGCAATTCTTGCCGCCCTGCTCGATGCCCGCAAATCAGCCGAACGTGAATTGGCAAACTGTTCCGGTCGCTCCCGGTCAAATCTCGACAATGAGGACGACGAAGACGGGTTCATCAAAGACAGCACGTTGGCCCCGTATATTCGGAATATCATCAAGCAAATCGACGATCAGCGCCGTGCAACGGCGTTCAAACAACTAACCCTATTTTGATTATGACACGACACGTTGAATCGCACATGCAACGAATGTGCGTTGGTTGGTTCCGGCTCCAATACCCCGCCGTCGGCAAACTCCTGTTCGCCGTTCCGAACGGCGGCGCACGGAGCCGCACGGAAGCCGCGATAATGAAAGCAGAGGGCGTAACCGCAGGCGTTACCGACCTTATCCTGCTGCTCGGACGCGGAGGCTTCAACGCCCTATGTATCGAAATGAAGACTACCGACCGACGTTCCGCCCTATCGGACGCACAAATCGAATGGCGCTCGCTCACAATCACGAACGGAAACAGACACGTCGTCTGCCGGACGTTAGAGGAATTTCAGTCGGAAATACGCTGGTACATGGCGCGTCCGGCAAATAACGAACCACGGGACGAAATCACCTGTGCACGCCCGATAGTTCCGCCATCCATCGAAGAGATCGAGCGAGCATTTGGGAAAATCAGACGACACAAAATCAATCATCAATCTATTAAAACAGCAAAGCAATGAGAGAAATTAAATTCCGAGGCAAACGCCTCGACAATGGGGAGTAGGTAGTCGGCAGCTATATAGAAGCCGAAAACAGAGATCGAAGCATAGCGCATCAAATTATACCCTACAAAGCTGGTTTAGTTGTCCGAGAAGTAGATCCAGCCACCGTCGGTCAGTACACGGGGCTGAAAGACAAGAACGGCAAGGAGATTTACGAGGGCGACATTATAAATTGGCTCATGCACCGGATGGATCGCACAGGATATATCGAGGAAGGGCGCGTTGAGTTCCGAACGAATGAGCAGGCAACTGTTGTAATCAATAAGTTTGCAACCAAAGACGGACGCGAGAGTGTGCGCAATATCCTGAATTGCCTTAATGATCTGAAAGTCATTGGCAATATCCACGATAACCCCGAATTGATGAAAGGAGGTGACCAATGACAACACACAACCCGAAATTCAGAGGAACGCCCGGCCCGTGGCGGGTCGACGGGCACGAACACAAAAACGGCGTCGTAGAATATACCATCGTTTCGATTTCCGGCGACGCTGTCGGCTGCGCTCCCGTCGCAGAGGTACTGCGCAATAACCCGCGCCCGATACCGGAACATCGCGTCGAGGCAAACGCCCGGTTGCTCGCCGCTGCACCCGACTTATTGGCCGCACTCGAATCCCTCGTCGAAACATTCGACCCGGATAGGCAGGTTATCTATTCATTCGCTCGCGGGAAGATCGAAGCGGCAAAACACGCCATCGAATACATCTATCAATCAAATCGTCAATAACAATGAAAACAGTCGAAGACCTTAACAGACTTATCCGCGACGAAATCGCGGCCATCGAAGCACTCCGAAGCGAAGACGAAAAAATATGGTCGGTTCGGGGGGGGTAACAGAGGCCGATGCAAAACGCAGCAAGAAGATCCGCCGCATGATCGGCGACCATAACAACGAGATCGCCCACCTGCGCCGCCTTATCCGCTTTGTCGAGGCAACCCCGGAAGAGGGTATACGAATGATGCTCGACCAGCTGCGCGGACAGGTAGATCGAATCACCGCATCTGCCGACCGCTACAAATTGAAAGAGCAGAAAAAAGAGTATCTGACACGTGCAGGCGCGCAGCTCAAACACGCACAAATCGCCGAACTTGAATTCTTATTACAATGAATAACAAAGCTATTGCCCCGGAAACTACCGTACAGGAACGGTGTGCCATCTGCGGCCGCCCGAGGATTTACAAATACGACGGTTATTGTCGTCCCATCTGCGAACGATGCGCCAACGGAGGTGGCAGGACATACGTTCGAAGCGGAGAGAAGATTGGCCGCAACGAACCGTGCCCATGCGGTAGTGGTTTGAAATACAAGAAATGTTGCGGCAAATGAATGCCGCCCTTAATAACTCAAAACCAAAATAAAGATGGACAAAAAACAAACGACCGCGACTTGCCCCAAATGTGGGGAAGAAATTGTGCAGTGCGAAAACTGCGAGAATATGGGCTGCCCCGATTGCGACGGGTTTGTAGTTACCCGCGGCGACGTGATTCTGTGCCCGGAATGTGCCGCCGCTTGCAAGGAGGACTGCGACAAGATGCGCGCTGTCGGTTGCGGTAGTTGCGCCCTTTTCGCTGACGAAGACGACGAGGGGCAGGGTTGGTGCGAACTGCATCAGGAATCCGTGTGCTTCATTGATAAATGCAGCGACCGAATTTCGGAAGTCTGATCGCTGATAAAATCTTACCCGAAAGCGTGTATTATTTACACGCTTTTTACATATCTTTGTGCTGGTAACCAATACAGAGTAAACGCAACCGGGCCTATGAAAATTCCGCAAACTATCGAAATGCAGGTTGGCGCGCTCAATGCCAGCGAGCACAACCCGCGACAAATCACCGAAGACGATTTCGCCGAACTGGTCAAATCCCTGCTACTGCTGCCGAAAGGCTTGTATTACCGCCCCGTCGTCGTGGACGACCGGAATATCGCCCTTGCCGGAAATATGCGCCTGCGGGCGCTGAAATACATTCACGAACTCGGATTCGACGACCTCGCAGAAATCTTGCGGGCGTCGTATCGGTTCCGGCATTTCGACGAGGCGAAACAATCCGCGCTGCTGAACTACTGGCGCGAATGGCAGATGCACCCGACCGTGCCGACGCTTTACGCCTCGGAACTCGACGAAGACGAGCAACAGCAGTTCATCATCAAAGACAACCTATCGTTCGGCACGTTCGATATTGACATGTTGGCGAACGAGTACGACATCGCGGCGATCATCGACGATGGTTTCGACATCGACCTGCTCCCAAAATCGGCCATCGAGGCGTTGGCCGCGGCAAATGGTATCGACCCTAACGATATAACAGGGCGACGCTGTGGCGGCGACGGGGAAGCCGACGAGCACTACACGCACAAAATCACGTCGCCCGTCTACGAGCCGAAGAACGAAAAACCGGACTTATCGACGCTGACCGACAGCGGCCGAACCGACGAACTGCTGGCAAAGATCGAGGCGTCGAACGTATCGCCCGACGAAAAAGAGTTCCTGCGGCAGGCTGCCGCACGGCATACGGTGTTCGACTACGCCAAGATTGCCGACTACTACGCACACGCCTCGAAAGAAATGCAGGAGCTTATGGAAGATTCGGCGCTGGTCATTATCGACTTCGGCAAAGCCATCGAAAAGGGC